CTCCAGCTTGATGATCCATTTTTTCAGATGGTAGGAATATCGCGTCCATAGCCATAGATTGCCAATGCGCGATACCGCGCCCTTGCTGCTGGGATCATCCTTGTGGTAGAGATTGATGCCATTACGCACCGGTTCATTTTCTTTTCGATAACGGATCATCTCATGCCTCCCACATCAAGAGTGCACCGTTTTCACCGTCTTCGCTTACGTCAATACTGATCGTACGTCCTGGATATTTTGAATTGATTATTTTATACAAATCCTCGGCAATCATTTCACAGCTCTTGAAGTCTAGCTGAATGATACCGTCACCATACAAACTTTCAAGCCAACGCTTAAAAAGTATAAACTCGATTGCACGATCGTTGTGCTCAACAGAGATGCCTACTTTGAATCCAAACTGATGTCTATGCGTATAGCCTAAAAAGCTAACTTCGGCCAGGGCCGTATCAGTTAGTGCTGCCGGATACTTGTGAATCCCCTCTTTTTGAAACGTCACATAAATCATTCTACTTGTCGGTTCTGTTGTCATATTGTCATTCTCCGCTGTTATTAGTGATGATAATCAACTGCAAGCGGTTAATCAACTTGTTTGCTGGTTCTTTATTTTAACCAAGTTTCGTTCAAAAACATCGGTGCACGCAGCCCAAGTGAAACACTGGCTGCTGTTTTCAACTACGGTTCTATCTAGTTTCAGTGCAGATTCAATTGCAACGTAGAGATCAGTATCCATTGCCCCATTAACACCGGGTGTTAAGACATCAATGGGCCCAGTAACTGGATACGCTGCTACAGGTGTTCCGCATGCAATTGCTTCTAACATAACTACTCCAAATGTGTCACTTTTGCTAGGAAAAACAAAAACATCCGCATTTGCATAGTAATGCTGCAAATTTTTCCCAGTTTTATAGCCTGTGAAAATCACATCTGGATATTTCTGTTTTAGATCTTCTAGATACGGACCATCACCGACAAGTATTTTTGTACCAACAGTTTGCAAAGAGCAAAACTCATCCAGTCCTTTTTCATAACTTGCACGGCTAACACATAACAACACCGGCTTGCTGGCTAAAGTTTTGTAACGACCGACGGAATTGAAAACAGCATGGTCAACACCTCTATTCCACACCACTAAATTTGTCAATCCACGGCCGGTTAGTTCATTTTTAACCGTCGGAGTTGTGACCAACACCCTGGAACTAAACTTGTGGAATAATCGCATAAACCAATATCCTATCCACAATGGTATCCCATGATGTATTTTCAGATATTCAGGAAATTTGGTGTGGTAACTGGTATTGTGTGGTATCTGTCGTTTTCTAACCTTACAATACCACCGAGCTGCGCAGCCAAGAGGACCTTCTGTGGCAATATGTATTGCGTCGGGATCAAACTGCTCAATCATGGAACCAAGATTCCAAAGATTCCAGCTCAATTTTATTTCAGGATAGCTGGGCATTGAAAATGTTTTAAAAAGCCCTGGATGTAATATTTTTACTGTATGACCCCGTTGTTCAAGCTCATGAACCGTGGCGTTGAGGGTGGTTACAACGCCGTTTACATTGTTCCACGTATCCGTAACTAAGCATATTTTCATTTGATGGTATTGGTTAGATTGCGAAGTTCGTTATCTGTCTTATGCCAGTGTATTATGGACCAGCAGCCAGTATCATCCTCAACCAGTGCTGTACAAGATTCAACCCAGTCACCGCTGTTGAGATAGGTTATACCATGGAGATCTTTTATCTCTGCCACATGTATATGTCCGCAGATAACGCCTTCGTAATTTTTAGATTTGGCATATCTGGCCAAAGTTTCTTCAAAATCATAAATGAAGTTGACGGCCTTTTTTACTTTGGTTTTAAGATATTGACTCAAGCTCCAGTACCGCAAACCGATCAATCTACGGCAGGCGTTGACCGCGCCATTCATGCGCAATAACCAGTCATAGGCCTTGTCACCAAGAAAACTGACCCATCTATGTACTCGGGTTACGGTATCAAACATGTCGCCGTGGGTTACCAAGAATTTTTGTCCATTAGCTCCAATATGGGTATGCTCATTTACAACAAGTATTTTGCCAAGATTAACGTTATATGGTATGAAATTACGGAAAAAATCGTCGTGGTTGCCTAGTACATAAACAACCTGTGTTTTAGATAGGCTTATTTTAAGCAACCTACGCAGGACCTTGCTTTGTGGCCGATTGAAATACCATTTATTTTGCTGTATCTTCCAGCAATCAAAAATATCCCCATTTAGATATAGATAGTCTGAGGTATGATTACGTAGGAAATCATTTAGCAGTGCTGCTTTACAACCTTTGCTGCCCATGTGTAAATCGCTTATTACGATGGTGCGATAGTGTTTTTTTAATTTCATACAGTAATATTTATCAAACAAAAAAATAGCCCGGAAGTTGTCCGGGCTATTAGCTCTGTTAACGTACCTTCGCTGGAAAGATGTACCTATAGCTTCCAACCCCAGTGTTTAGTGTAATTTGAATAGCACCTTTAACCGAGAACGCCATTTCGCAATCACATGTGTCAGCAGCCTTTAACACACTCATTACTTGTGCAATCTTCCATTTATGAGAACTGTCAAACGTTTCTGTGCGATCACTAGCAAATACTACGCCGCCTCGTTGTGTTGCAGCATCGTCCTCACCGATAAAAAACTTAAGATCACCATCTTCAATTTTTGGAATGAAATACTGTTCATACGATCCAAGGCCATTAGCTGCCCATACAAACTGCTGAACATTTGACTTGCTCGGCGTAACCACAACATCCCATTTTGGCTCTAAGAACTTAGGTTGATCTGGTACTAGTTGTTTGTTCATGAAGCGATAATTAATATAGCTCTTGCTTTTATTCTGATATGCAAGTTCAGTTGGTACCTTTTCTCCCGACTTTGAATCGTAAATAATAGTCATTGTACTGTCGTTTGATGAAAATTCAGGATCATTTGCTATTGTCTGCAGTAATGACAAATTACTCAATCCAAACTCACCTTCTAGTTCAGCTAACGGCTTGGAAAACTTACCTTTAAGAATAACTTCCTTTTCTTTTTCCATGCCTTCAACTGTAATTTCCTTAGTTGTTGCTGTAATTTTAATCTTATCAAAAAACCCTGTTGGGGTTACAAATGTGGTAAGATCCTTTACATAATCCTTTAGCGCCATACCTTATCTCCAATCTTTATTTGGTTATCTTCTTCTTGTTTCAATTTCATATTTTCAGAAATCATATCGTCGTTCCATCCGCATAGATGCTTTAATATGAATCGCTTTGATAAGTATGATGGCGCGCCATTGAGCGCGTCAACAAGTGTTTTAAGTTGTTCTGGTGAATATAACGGTTTATTAGACATTTTATTTCCTTTTGTTATTAAAAACTGAATAGCTCGCCGAAACTGTTGGCGTCTTTGTTTGAATCAAGATCCCACGGAAGAACTCCTAGTAAATTTTTAACTTTTTGATCAATCAGCACCTCTTCCATAGTGTCGTCGTCAAACGGTAACTCTTTAAACCATTGAGGCAATGTCATTTCGTCTACAGGATATGCAACAGATGTGAGCCCACTNGGATTGGCACGTAATTTACAAACAATAACTTTAAACCCGTCTTGTATNGGCATACTATAATGGTCATTATAAATTCGCTTTAGCCTATTCCAGTTTATGCTAGCTAACACATGTCCCGGAATAGTTTTTTTAATGCTCGAAGGGTTCTTCCAATCCATTGTTGTTTGAGAATTCATAATTCCTTCGTAATAGGTTATCCTGTTTGCTCGTTTTGGAGAACCTTTCGACCATCCTGGCCAGCTGCGGAATTCCTTTCTGAATTCCAACACCTTTGTTTGGATATCGGATTCGGTTGCCCCGGTGAGCACATCAACCAGAATGTCACTGAGGAAGTCCTGTACGATCTTTGGTGTATCACTGCGTTTGAGGTCAAGCCCCATTGCTTTGATTTCGCCTTTTTTACCGTTAGTATCCTTGCGCTTGCCTTCCTTGTCATAGATAAGCACGGCATATCTTTTCTTTTTGATAAACAATCCTTTGATTGCACAAAGCTCGCGTGCCGCCCTGATTATGGCTCCGTTTTTTTCCGGACAATTAAATGCTTGCTTCATGAACTCAGGAAAGCTTGCGTTGGTCATGTCGCCAATCTTATCATATAGATCGGTTACGTTTTCCTTGGTCCACTCAAAGTCCTTGAATTCTGGAAGATCTTTCATAACAGGATAAGCAGAGAAATAACCAGAATTATGTACCAGTAATCCGTTAGCAAAGAAATATGGATGATTTTTATCCATTCCTATGTCGTATACATATTCGTCTTCAAATTCCCCGAGATCTTCAACAGATGATATCTCTGTTATGTAATGTTCCACCATTTTACAACCTCTTTTATTACAGTGTTTGCATCTTTTATAAAGTCAGCTTCCCAGATTATTTTTAACGAAAAACCCCTAGCAGTTGCAGCTTTTATCTTATCATAATCATATGCCCAAATATCTTTAGCTGTCATTTTGAGATGTGGATGATAAAATGAAGATTTATACATTAATGGGTTACAATGCCAATAATCGCCATTGAATTCGATAATTTTCATACGTTGACTATCTGTTATATCATAAAAACATGGAGATTGCAATACGTCGCTCCATATACAAAACTGATTGGTCTTTACTGTATATTGAAGTGATGCACCGAGACTGCTTTCTATACATTCAATAAATGTGAGTTCGGCTTTAGAAGTATATCCTCTATTGTTTCTTTTGGATAAGATTTCTAAAGCTGTTGGTTTATCTACTGAATATTTTGACATTATCCAATCTATGTTAGAAGATTTACCTTTTTCTTGATTGTAGTTGATCCATTTTTGGTATCCATCTAGTCCGTATTTCTTTTCAAAATAATCTAAAGTATTAGTGTATCTTTGTTTCTCAACATAATTTTCCCATATTTGCAGGCCAACCTGCTCTCCATGACGCGCTATACATTTTTCCTGGGTTACAGCACGAGACCGGTTGAATTCGTCAAATTCTTCAACAGACCATCCGTACTTTTCTTTCTTGGTTTCATAAAGATTTTTGACTCTTTGTTTTTCTCGATAAGATTCCCATTTTTCTAAACCAATTTCATTGCCATATCTAGCCATATATGTTTCTTTAGTCCGCCTAGTATTATTCTGTCTTAGAAAATCAAATCTATTAACAAGATCGTCTAAATCGTGTGATACTAAATGGCAAAATGTATTGTAATATCCATTGGTTAAAGATAATCTGTTTGATATGATGTAGTTGTACAACATTTGTATTTTTTCTATTTCAGATTGAGAATATGATCGTTGATTTGTAGCCGCTCTAAACCTAGCTGAGTTTATTACGTCGATGATATTATCAATTTTCTTTGGCATATTATGCGCTCCTATTATGAGTTATTTATTCACAATAGGAGCTGTGTTATGATTCACAACGAAATAACCTTATCACCGATAGAAAGTTCAGTAGGTTTCTTGCTTACAAGCTGTCCATCCTTGGTAAGTATCATGATCGAATGATCGGCAGTAACAATCACGCTTTTGCCATCTGTTGTACTAACTTGGTATTTCTTTTTGGATACCTTATGTCGATAAACGTAATTATAATTTTTCCAATCAGTTGTTTTTAAAGAATGATCATATCCAATTAGTTTGATTTGATCATTAACAGAATATTCTTTATCTCCTTCATTCCAAAACAGATTCCCATTTAGGAATAGATCTTCTATCGTTCGTTGGCCAACCGAGGTGTTGATAATCGAAGATGCGTCAACCGAGTCGGTGTCGCCATAAATGCAGCTAATACCAAGATGGTTGTAATCGCCGGCAATTATCTCGTTGATTTTGCTCTGCATGTGCTTCACGATGCAGCGTCCGCTTAGCGTTGTACTTTGTGCCACCCTTGCATCAAAGAATCTTGATCCGGCATTTCCCAACGCCCCGTATACCTTAATCTTCAAACAGAATCGTTAGTTCTATTCCGCACCGTTATGTGCTGCTGCATGTTACCATGCAGAGGAGACTATATCACCATCCATAAATGGATGCTACCCGTTTCGGCTCACTTGAGCCTACGATCTTTCGATCTAGTCGTTGAACCTTCATCTTTCGATGCTTGGCTGCTGATTGTCCAGCAACTGGAGTTTCCAGCAATTAGAGCAGTTTTCATTAAACAGTTACCTGTTTACGTCGCAATATTTACGAATTAAGCAAAATTTTCTTGATCAATTGTCGCTGATCGTAAAAATCTCGGGTCTTGGATATAGCTACTTTACTTTCTAATGAATTAGGTACAATCTTGTTGTTTTCTAGCTTCAAATCATTGACTTTCATAAAAGAAATGATACCTGCTATATCATTGTTTTTAATTAAGTTATTTAGAGATGCCATTAATGATCCTTTCATATTTAGATAAATATACTTAATCAAGTGTAAGAGTAACTACAGCAGGGAGTCAATATGGTCGAAAATATCACCTATGTAATCTGTCAAATTTGCGGAGCGCATAAGCGTGAACTTAACGGGCATATCCGCATGCACAGCATAACAATGCAGAATTACAAGTTATCTTTTCCGACTGCCCAAATAATATGTCAGGAAGCAAAAGAGCTTAAATCAGTTGGTGTTAAATCATCTGTTGCAAATCGGCCGCCTGTTTCAGCAGAGACACGATTAAAAATGTCTAAAAGCCGATCGCATAGATGGCAATTACTTAAAGAAGAAATGGGTGAAGAAAAATATTTAGTTATGAAACAAGAAAATGCTGCTAAAATGCGAGAAAGAAAAGGTGCTAATTTCAAACATAGTGAATCTACAAAACAAAAAATGCGAGGGCCAAGGCCGCATGCTTCGCGACCTAAAACTGCAGAGGAAAAATTAAAATGTAGTGAAGCTGCAAAGCGGCGGCCGGCAAGAGGACCACATACTGAAAAAACTATCGCTAACATGAAATTAGCGTGGGTAAGACGTAAATCTAACAAACTAACATATGCGAAATATGTTGAAAATACTAGAAAAAGAATGACAACACCAGATGCAATTGGGCGTATTAGACGAGCAGTAAGCAAGCGATTATCAAATCCAATATATGCCCAGAAGCAGTTTGATACAAAACCAGAATTAAAATTTCAAAAATTTTTAGAACAAGCAAACATTGCATTCACTAAACAATATATTATAGAAACTGTCAACGGCAACTGGACTTATGATTTTTATATACCAAGTCTTTTAATGTTAGTCGAAATAGATGGAGAATACTGGCATTCAAAATCTTTAGAGCAAGTTAATCGCGACAAAATTAAATCAAATGTAGCCGGCCTTAAGGCCGGCTACAAACTGGCTAGAATAAGTGATAAAGACTTTAGACCAGAGATTATATTTTACTCACATCAAGAATTAACTACTCACAATGGTAACATGCTAGCAAACAGGTATTTAAAGTTCATTAGCTAATTGTTGTTTTATAGATTCTGCAAGATCTGCAGATATATCAATTCCATACCCTGCCAGATCAGCGCATTCGCGCATTAACGATTGCAGTTCTTGTCGCTCAGAATACCATCGAGCCAGCAAACCGGGTATTATGCCCGGCTTATCACCGCTAAATATTGTTCCATTAGCAGATAATACCAAATTTTTACCGCTGTTGAACACGTAATCGTAAAGCTCACTTGCAGACACGGTTGAGGTCGATCCATCCTCAAAATCGACCGTAACCGGCGTTAGATCTTGGTTCATGACCTGGTTGTATTCAAGTGTGCCAAACATTGCGTTCCAAGCATCTGCAAAACTTTTCTTTTCGTTTTGCATACGTTTAGTAATAAGCTTGTCTGTACTTTCTGGACGTATATGTCCAACAATTGTTTCAGGACTCATGTTTAATGCGCGAATAGCAGATGGATATAGACTGTTAATGTCAACACCGCCGATCCAGTCGTGCATACCCGGCTTTGGATCAGCTACGTATGCGCCAACCACTCCAGAAATGTTTATATCACTATTTTCATCTTTATCGCTGGAACTAGATTCGCTGTGAAAATTATCTCGCTTACGATTAGGAACCACAAACCCTAAATCCCACGATTCATTAACAATTGCTTGGTCAATTAACCCAACTGCGCCCATAGTAGTTGCAAGCAGTACACAATTTTCGTGAGCAAGATTATTACTCAGCTCGATGAACTTATTTTTTGCGTCAATCTTTACCAACAGTAGTACGTCTTGCCTGTTATATTCAATAAATCTTTCAAAATCATTGTTATATAACGAATCTAGGCTGCCTTCATAGTGTGTTTTCTTGTCTCCAACTTCGTATTCACCCACAAAATCCAGCCGATAACTATGCATTTCGTGATATGTATGCTTGCGATAAAGTTGCAGGTAATCCATATGTATGCGTCCTACCAAATCGTAGGTTATGGTTTCTCGTCCATACGCCTCATATTCTCTACGCTTAGGAAACCTGCCCCATAAGCACAATCTACGGGTTTCTTCCTTACCCAACACCTGCACGATTCTGTTGTGGATGTAGGGTATATCAAATCTTTCGGAATTCCATCCGCTTAAAATATCCACATCATCTATTAGATCAAGGAATATTTCCAGTAGTTCTTTTTCGCTTTCGCAAAGCACAGTGTCTTCAAACTTTGCAACAATTTCTTCTGCAATTTCTTGCGACATGTTTTTTGGCTTAATAACCATAGTAAAATTACGCTGCATCCATGATAGATATACAGATATAGCAGTAATTGGAGAAAATGCGTCATCTGGACTTGAGAAGCCTCGCAAAGGATCAAAGTCCACCTCAATATCAAAGAACCCAACATTCAGTTCTGGAGATGCTGCGTTTTTATAATTATCGTATAAACAACGGAAAATTGGATTGATATCACTTTCACGCAAGCTGTTTTTTGGCAACATAGCCAATTCTCGCGTAAATTCTTTTAGCTTATTGGTTGTAAATTTTTCACAAAGTGTTCCATATATATCAGGTACTTTACCTTTATTGCTGGGCCAATAGACGGCATATTTTGCCGTATGAGTATTAAAAATACGCTTTCCAGCTTTATCACGTTCTACAACAAGAATTTGATTCTTGTCTCTGTCATATAATGCATCTATATACATGTAATTACCTTAAGTTTAGTATGTTATTCTACATGGTAGATGATGTTGGTCGCAAGATATAAAATAAATAATTGCATGCAGCGTGTTTTTATTACCGCACCTAGTGCAAAAGCCGGATCTACCTTGTTGGCATGGCTACTTGCTCAACATAGCTATATTAAGCAGCCGTCGATACCCGAAGAAGACGTACTTGGCCACATGCTTAATATTCTCGACTGGACACCAAGACACGACAGGACCATGTTAAACAACGGACTGCAACCAATTTATGCCAATCAACGGAATATAGCGCATATCCAAACCTTGTACGATAACATGGTAAATCCAAATAATTTTGATGTATCAAGTGTTAAATTTGTAGGATTTACCAGTTTTAATTGGCTACAAAACATTTTCAGCAACGATAATATTATTGTAATAATTAGAAATCCGCTCGATTGGTATGTTAGTTGGAGAGAATGGCCTAAAAAGTTCAACTGGAAACCTGTCGACACTTCTGTTGAGTTTTGGATTAACACTTATATACGTCCAGCAGCACTGAGCCTAAAAAGTGCTAAAAATATTAAAGTGATACATTTTGAAAATTTGGTAAAATTTCCAGTTCAAACCATGACTAGCATTTATCAATATCTTGGTTGGCCTCCAGAACCTATAACTTTTGACGGACATTTAAATGTCTATAACAACTACACTGCTATCAAACCTGTTACCAACGCAGATAGCCATTCGTTGGTAACAGATGTAATAGGTAGAGGTAAGCATCTATTAGAGCCAGACTTGGCAGATAAAATTACAGCTATTATCAACGGCAATGATGCATTGAAATCGTTATGGTCTGACTTCAAATAGCTAATAAAGTATATTAGCTTGTGTAAGCGATTGATACATATTGCTGCTGTACCACTTGTAGCTATCTAAAATCATCTCGTTCAATGATCTAGAAGGTTTCCAGTTAAGCAATTCAAGTGCTTTACTGTTATTGGAAAATCTCATAGCCGAGTCGCCATCTCTACGTGGACCGTATCTGTATGAAAGCTGCTTGCCAAGCAGCATTTCTGCCGTGTTGATAACTGTTTGAACGCTGTAACCCTGGCCACCTCCTAGATTAATAGCATGCGATCCAGGATTTTTTGGCAACCATTCTATAGCTTTTAGAACAGCGTCGGCAATGTCCATAACATGTGTGTAGTCACGTATAGCTGTGAGATCTGGTGTAGGCCAATCTCGTCCAAAAACTGTAAAATCGCTGTTATGAACAGCCGACTCCATTACTTTGGCTAGAAGGTGTGTGCTACCGTTAAGCTCGCCCAAGTCGTATTTGTTATGAGAGCCTGCAACATTAAAAAATCTAAAGCTTACACTACGTAAGCCGTATGCGCCATAATAATCTTTTAAAAGCATTTCTCCAGCTAGTTTAGTGCTTGCATACGGACTATATGGTGCTAAAAGACTTGTTTCGTCAACTGCGCTGTCTTGATCAGCGTAAACACTACTCGAACTAGCAAAAATAAAGTTACGTATTGAGTTTTTAGCACAGCATTCCAACAGAGAAACTGTTTTAATTACATTGTTTTCCCATGTATCAGCCGGATTAAGCATACTCGGACCTACTGTGCTGTTAGCAGCAAGATGTACTACCGCTTCAGGGCGGTAGTCTCGTATTGCATTTGTTATAACAGGACTTGCAAAGTCTTCGTCGGCCAATATATCACAATATCGTGTAGTATGGGGTAACTGTTTAGCACGCCGATCAATTAACATTACAGAATAATCTGTTGTGTCTTTTAGTTGTGCAGCAATATGGCTACCTATATAGCCATTTCCTCCAGTTATAAAGATCCATTTTGTCATCAAGTTTTATGCTCGGCCTGCAGCCATAAGAACCTGTTCAACTTCGTCAAGCTCTTCGCGACTTTCAGTAAGCTTGTCTTTGTTTTGACTATTTTTAAATGCAATAGTAATTGCCTTATTGAGAACTGTTTTTTTAATGTCCAATTCTTCTGCAATATTTTCAATAGTTTCTTTAAGGCCGTCTTTCATTGCAGCAATATCAACCATTGCTTGCACACCTTCATTAATTAACCCTTGTAGACGTGCTTTATCTCCGCTTGACAGTGAACCTATAGACATATCATGCTCCTTATATGTTATATGACAAGCATGTGCACCATGTTACTGTGCTGTCAATTAACTGTTAGTAGATGTGCCTTGCACTTCAATTCCATTGTTGCCAGACGACCACGTTATCAAATCATCTGAAAGCCAATATGTAAATTGTGTTAGTGTGCTTCTAGCAAATGCTAACCATCTGTATTTGCTGTCATAACTAAATGTTAATACTCGGTTAAACACGTATCCAAGCTGATTAAATGTAGAATATTCAAGCCCATTAAATGTAATATAAAGATTATTTACACCGTTTAACACCATAGAGCCAGTTTCGTTAGAAGTAATACCAATTATGTTGTCGCCGGAATTTAGTTCAACTTCGTTCCATTGCACAGAATTCAACGTAGACGATATAAAAATTTTCCCACTCGAACCGTATAACCAAACAGTTGTGCCATCAAGTTGATACGTTCCTACACTGTAAATTGTTCCGGCTCCTGCAGGAATTGGTGCTTGTACCCAACTTATACCATAATCAAGGCTATAGTACACATCGCCGCCGCCGGCGCCATTTGAACCAACAGCTACCCATACATCTGCTTGTAACACATCGGTTATAGGTGACAATGCAAAATACGAAACTTGATAGAATTCGCTGCCGTTTAGTGGATGAGTCCATACCATGTGCCATCCTTCTGTTGCACTATTCGACCGGTATATTTGTGCTACAGAGGTTTTAGGAGGATAAGGCCCGTATCCGTTTACATAATTATAACTACCAACTGCTATCCAATGCGGATACGAGTTTGCGTCAACTGATTGGGCAAGATCGGTTGTGCCAAACCCGTCATTTATTACAGTTTGTACCCAATTGGTCATATCGGTAGTAGTCGACAAATACCCTCGCTGGTTCGAAACCGCAGCAGTGGTTCCGTCAGTTGCTAGTGCTGTACAAAAGTCGTTCGTTGAAAATGGTGACGACGCCTGTGTCCACAGTTGTCCGTCGTTACTTTGACTAGCAGCAGGCCAGCTGCCAAACGGCTGATTTAACACGCCCGCTATTAGTATTGTTTGCATTATATTTCCCGATTAATATCGTATATTTACCGGCGGCGATATCACAAAAGTGCAGATTCAATTTGATGTATGTAGTCAGAGCAAAATGCGTAAACATCCAACTCACGACAGCGTAGTAGTGCATCAGTATTTTCGGGCATAACACAAATACTCAATGGAGTTAGTTGTTGTCCCGGATATGTCCAGATATAGTTTGAACTTGTAAGCACAGCTGGGTCTTCTTCATGAAAAAATGTATGTCCTAACCATTTATTTTTTTGAAGTTGATAAAGAGTTTGGATGCTTTTTGCATGTATCCAAGAATGATGCGTATCAAGATAACCTATACGATCGATTTTATAAAGCCATTCAAAATCAATTTTTGTTTGAGGGCTGTCATGTCCTAACCACCAATTGTTGTCTTGAAACCAAAGGTCAATTTCTACATCGTATCCCTGGTTTCTTGCTGATAAAATTGCCGAAACAGTATTCTCTTTTGTTTTGTCGGGTCCGTCTACAAGTCCCCTGTGCGCTATCAATAGTGGCATTATTGTCTCCGAGTTGAATTATTAAACAATAACGTCATTGGTGCCGATCATACAATAATCGGCATACCAATATTACCAGACTTTCCTACAGGATATGCCTCAAATGTTGTGTCTGGAAACTCTTGTTTTAGAGTTAAAAACGCCTGCAGATTTGCCAAATGGTCATCAAACAACCGAACTTGATCGAATTGTCCATTTTTTAACAGTTTACGTATGATGACTTTTTTATTTTCAGCACTACTGCCTTTGTTTAGATTTCCAGCTCGATAAACATGTATTTTGCTCATGTCTAACCCATGGTCTTCAAATGCTTTTAAAAATTCATTTTTATCGTCCATATCTCCTCGTGCTGTAACAATCACAACACGTGAGTTTAATCTATGACCAATATTAGAAAGGGTTTCTTGTGCAGTACGCCATAGATTTTCTATAGGGCGACTGGTAGCTCTGAATAATTTCGCATCTTTAAATTGTCCAAAATCAAAACTTTCACCCGGTTGTAATTTGTAATTATTAAATTCGGCAGAAGACAATGTTTGTTCGGTACCGTCTGGTTTTTTCACTACAACTGTTGCGGTGGTACGCATCAATGTATCATCTATGTCAAAAATAGTTAGAGCTGCTCCTGCATCATCTTCGCGAATCTGTTTACGTCCGCTGCAATGAAGATTTTTATACCAAACCGCACGCTTTTTGTAAAAATTATTTGCATCAGGGTCGTTAATTACCTTGATTGCTTTTGAACATGTCATTTTACCGCCATAGTGCCGTTGGACAAACTTTTTCAAACGTCCAGAACTTTGACCAGGATACGGCGGGTGGTCCGGCCGTTCTTCTTCATCTATTGTTGCAAGCTGTTCATAATAGTCTAATCGTTCGCCTAAATGATCTAATGCTATTTCTCTTGCAACTGCAGGATCACTAGTGTGCTCCATTTCTACAGCTATACCGCTATCTAATTGTCGTAACACATCATCAACAGTAACGTTGTATCGTACTGCCAGTGTAGCAGGCGACAAAGTTGGTTTATCAAGAGGACGTTGATCTAAAAAATCAAATAATTTCATCGCATTTTAACCTTTTTTGGTGTATGATATTTATGAAACATTGCATCTTTCGTTATGACGTATTATAAATACCATCTAACCCTTTATATCGACAAGGAGAATACATGAGATGAGCAACTATTGGGGATACCATTTGGCAGTTGATGCTGCAGGACCAAAACTAGAAGCCATTAGCAGCATTGCAAACGTTACAGAATTTGCCAAGGACCTTGTCAAACGCATCGATATGGTAGCGTTCGGCGAACCCCAGGTTGTTAGCTTTGGCAGCGGTAACAAGGCAGGTATAACATTAGTACAGCTCATCGAAACGTCAAACATTTGCTGCCATTATGTGGAAGATGACGGCAACGGCGGCACGGCATTCTATCTAGATGTATTTTCATGCAAAACATTTGATAACGATGTTGTACTCCAGTGCTGCGAGGATTATTTCGGAAAAACAAGCAATAGAATCCACTATTTTGTTCGGCAGGCTTGAACTAAAAGTGCATGGCGATAATGCTCGCAGCCCGGCCAGCATTATCGCCATATAAATTCTCAATCACCTGCTGTTTTTTTGATTCATCTGCCAGCATGGTACGTATTTCACTTGCACTTGATACTGTATCACCTGCAACTTCAAAGGGCACAACCGGCATTATGGTCACATATGCATGACCATTTTTAGTATCAAACGGCTTCATTTCCACGTTTTGTTGCCATTCCTGCAGATATGTTGGTGTGCCGTCTTTTTTGACACCAAATTTTAACCTATTGGCGTCCTTTTCACTTACAACAAAGACAACATAGTCCGTTGTTGCCTCGTAGTTTGCCAATATCTCGCTGGCGATATATGGATTTTTCACTTCTGCAATGCGATCGCCGGGTATTCCAGCCAATTGTGCAAGAGATTTACGCTCCTCAAAATTAAAAGGACTATCCGGTCCAACTTTTCCGCTGGTGGCAATCCAACGATCGGCGTAGGGAAAACACATACCCAGTAACGAATACATTGCAGCATGTCCTAGATGGAAGGGCTGGAATCTTCCTGGATAAATGACAACGGTTTTTCCTTGCATTTACGCAATCTCCGCAAAAGTTGACTGCACTTTTTTAATGGCCAGTGTCTTTTCATCACCTTTTTTGGTACCAACTTCGCCAGATTTCACACTTACCATGCTTGTAAACACACCTGTTACTCGTTGATAGCTACGAGTATTACGCAATATCAATTTGCTCTGTGCCAATAGCGTGGTAAAGTCTTGCGAAAGATCGTATTGATACAATAGTTTTTCTAGATGTTGTATGTTTCTCGAAGTCCATTTAACAATTCTGCTTTCTTGCTGAAATGACCCAGGAACGTATGTAACCTTACGCAATTGCAATTCAGAGCTGCTGAGATTAAACTCGTAATCCTGATTTAGATTAAGATCATGTGGGTCAACATCAATCTCCAATAGTTTAAATAGTGTTTTTGGAGGTGTTTCTACAGCGGCAGTTTTTACGAGCCCAAGAATAATACCTTGTTTTGTTGCAGGGAAATCCAAAAACTTCTGTTTAAATTCTGCTTCTAATGCATCTAACGCAATGATGTTGTCTATTTGTACACTATAACCAAGTGTTGCATCGTAATATCTTACTGTTACAATTTCGCCAGAATTATAACTGCGACGTCCTTGATATTTTTCGCTAGAAAATGGAACAATTACCGATAATGGTTGCTGAAGAAAAAATCCTTGCAAATCTTTCTTTAGCATTTTTTTCGATTTATCAGAATTTATATGTTCCACCAGATCGATATCGCCAAAATCTTGTTTATTTTTATCAGAATTATAACTACCTGATATCGACATAGTAGCAAATCCAGGAAATTGTTCTATTAACTTCTTATAACTATTAACAAACTGCTCAAAATCAGAACGCAATCGAACACGATCTGCTCCAGTAACCCCGGACATTATCGGACTCCTTTTAATTTAGAATTATCGGGCAAAAACTTCCCACTTAGTCCCAACGGTTTACAACGCATCAACCATTCGTTTTGCAAATCGTCGGGAATATCGGCTCGGGTTGAGTCTAATATTTTAAAATAGATATTCAACAACAAATTGTAATCGTCTGGGCGCATACCTTGTTTTAAAACATTGTGCAAATTATAATAATTTTCAGCATCAGATTGCGTAATTTTTAGTAACAACCTGTCGCCTAACAACGATAATGCAGTGTTGGGATCAATTGATACAACCTCGCCAGTTGTTTTATCTTTAACACCATTTATATGCGTAAACGACAAATTTGCAACCTGAAATGCTGCAAGCATAAGCTGAGTACGATGTAAGCCTTTTACATTCGATCCTGCTGGTAATGCTGCTGAATAATACGAAAACAACAGCCATTTAAGATCACCTACCATCCAATCAATTTGTACACCTATACCAATATCGATCCCTAGTTGGTTTATTTGAGGATATACACCAAACAAATTACCATCTGTTACTTTCTTTTCGTGGCAGTGGTAATTTTTGGCATGTTGATTGATATGAGCAGCAAGCACCTTCAAAAACGCTTTCATTCGTAATTGAGCAGGTGTAGAAGTTCTTGCACGCTTTTGTAAATCTGCTGCCTCTGCCGCTACAACCGTTGGATCTATTCCCCATAACGCAACAGAGGCGTTGCTCATCGAAGCATCTAACATGTCAGTTGTGCTAACTGCTAAGTCAATATCTCCAGATTCAGCTTTTTTACGCACAGAGCCAACAGGGAGAAAATGCTGTTCGTTAAAAATGTCTTTTTTGTTTGGAAAAATTGTAGCTAGCTCGCAAAAGTATGCAGCAAGTGTAGTGTCAATATGTTCTAACTTAATATTTGCAGTTTTGCCTTCAAATACATTACCGCCCATATAGAGCTCCTCTGTGTGCTATAGTATATACAAGATATAGCACATAGGGGTTGCTAGGTCAAGCAAATTTCACTTGTAGTCAATAAACTTTCGTATTGTACTGGTAGAATTAACCCAATCAGGCTCTTTGCTTTTTGAAGCTGTTAATATGTTATGGGTAACACCCATAAGTTTGTCAGTTTTGTTTATTATATCCATCTCTTCGGGTGCGTAACATACCATAGTAATTGATTGATTAAAAACACTTTCTTGATCAATAACTACCTCACCTTTTGACACTGCTTCTGCAGCAGCCATATTTAGAAGGTATCTATATTGGTCGTATCCGTTGCTGTTTGGCAACGAAGGCACAGTAACCGTAGGCGGTAATGTGCTTTTAAGGCTAGGTTTCAGCTTAGGAGTGGTATATTCCTCAAACAGATCAATTAAACGCATTAATTGTAATCCTTAAATACTCTAACTGGACTTATTTTGTGTACAGAATCCATTTCACCGCTGGGTGCAGTTGTAAGATGTTTGTGATTTTTTTTCATTTTCTTTAACATTTTAACAACTTGGTCATGTTCTAACTTAGTGTAAGGAACTACAATTGGTTTATCTTTAAGTACACTGTTAAGTGGAATATCAGGGCTGTCTGGTACACCGGCTAATGCTGTAAGCAGTCGGTAATATTCATAGTCGCCTGCTAGATCTGGTGTGAGTGTGCCGTGAGGCATAGCTTCTCTAGTGCTGTCGGGTAGCTCTGCTGTATTTTTGTTGGTTTCAAATAATTCTCGAGCTCGCATAACGGCACACCTTTGCTGTTTTATAGTATATTTACCTTTTGCGCAAACTGCTGCAACTGCTTGCTGTGCAATAGTTCACCTGGTCAATATCTACGCACATATAACATAGTTAGATTAACGGCTTTATGTTCCTGCCATGATAATTGCGCGATTTACAACTGCTTCAACCAACTCAGGATCATGTCCTTCAGATTTCAACCTCTTCGAAATAGCCACCCATGCACGGTCTCCCAATCCAACTTTCATAGTTTCATACATTTCAATTACAAACAAATTGCGTACACTCTCATCTATAGGCGCATTTATGTCGGTATTGTGTATGGTTTTATCATGAATATCCGGTGATTGTTTAGCCCATTGCAGAGGTGTTAGCCCAGCTTTGCTGCTTTTCCATGTTTGAAGCAGACTGTTCAGGTCAGTTTGATTACTTTTTTGTAAAACGTTTTGCATAATTTTGTTAACCACTGCGTCAGTTAGTGGTTTTCCTGTACGTCCGTACTTAACTAGTTCATTACGCAGCATACCAACAGATTTAAGAACGTTGTGTTTTACCATTTGTTCAGATAGTGTTGCGGTTTGTATCCAGCTATCAGGAGTTTTACCAGTGTCGGCTATAAACATATCATGCAACGATCTTGGTGTAATGTTATCGGTTCTGCAAATTGTTTGCATAACAGAATCAATATAATCGTAATCTAGGTTTTTACCAGCCTCTGCTGCGGTAATTAACTGTTTTTTAAGCTTTGACACACTTGATAATTTGCCGTTGTCCTCATTTACATCTTTACTTGCAAGTTCAGTCAATGCTGCTACCATTGTATTAATAGTATTGGCCACTTGCTTAACGCTGTGTGCAGCACCTCGATAATTAACATCGGAGCCTGTTAAATCATCAGCAAGTTGTACAGCTTCTCTGGCAGCTTTTTTACGAAGTCCTGCCATAGTGTATCGTCCTGCACCACCTAGTATTAGTATTTCGCTTTTATTCATAGGGTCTGTAGGATCTAAATGATAGACCACACCTTCTGCTACTGAGTTTTTTTCCAGCATGTTGTCTTGCATCGGAACATATGTTCCAAACAACGATTTCAAATTGTCAATTTGATCTTTAAGATTTTGACTGTTTGGTATACTGTTACAAAGATTTACCAGTGCATTTAAATGACGGGCTATTTCCGGACCAACTTGTGTTACTGCATCCATATCAACCCCTAATTTTGGAGTAATTAACGTTATTAAATGATTGTTAAGTTGGTCAAGGTTCATTTTGGTCTCCGATATGTACCTTGTATTTATTCTTCACGAAAAAGTCCGCAACAGTTTGCTGTTGCAGACTTTTGAATGAAGACTGAAAAAATTAAATATGCTGTGTTAACAGTTGATCAACCAGTTGCCGGCTTGCTAAATTTTTAGATTTACTTTCTGCCATCATATCGCCCCACTCTAAATGTCCAAGTGCCCATGTATTTAAAATTCGATGATTATACATATTACTATGTGCTCTCAAATCTGTTTTTTTATATTTTTTCAATAAAATCTCAATATCTGGCATTGTAGTCATATAATTTTGTAAAATTTCCATTTTCGATTGGCTATAATGGAATACCGGGCGTTGTCCGCACCAACTATCTATTACTTTATGCAATCTGTCGTCAGATGGAGACAAATATTTTCCAGTTTTAATCCAATTATGATGCAAATCAACGACTAGACCAGCTTTATCACCGACAAGTAGAATGTCATCTAACCCTGCTTGGTATTCATCGTTTTCAATGGTTAATGCATATCGAAGCTCTGTGCTCAACCTGTTCCATGTAGCGTTAAACCCATCAACGCCGAGTCTACCGCTTAGATGTACGTTAATTTTAAAATCTAATTTTGATTTACAGAACCCCATCTGGGATGCCATTGTTGCATGATATTCAAGTTCTTCTATACTTCTAGTGACTACATCCGGTTTATCAGACACTATACAACAAAACTGTCCAGGGTGAAAGCTTAGACGAATGTTATGTTCTCTTGCAAATTTGCCAATTTTGTCAAACTCTTTCTCGCAATATGTTTTAACAGCAGCTTGCTGCCAAAAATATCCATATGAGGGCTCTGTATACATTGGTAACAAATCGCTGCTGAGACGTAGCATACGCATTTCTGATGAAAAATCTGCAACGCGACCAAGCAAACGCTGCACACTTGCGAGGTTGTGTTGCATAACCGACCAAAGTTTTGCTTCTGCGGCATCTCGAGATTGGCGATTTAACCAAGCCACGGTTGTACCGCCGGTGTTTAACAAACTTTCAAGTTCTTTTACTTGCTTAGTTTTTTTCACATCCGCATTTTCAAGATATTTGCAGGCAAATCCTACTCTTTGTTGCATGTCTGTAACCATTCCGGCCAAGCCAGTTGTACTAACGTCATATCACCCTCATATTCGAAGTAAAGTGTCATAGCATGCGGCAGTTCGCTGGTAACTACACACACATCACCGTTGCATTGTTGTTCAACAAACCTGCGTAATTTAACCAAAGTGTAGCGGTGTTTCCACCAAAAATCTCCCCAATACCAATTTACACAGTAAGGGAACAACTCGTTAGGCCAGACACTGCTTCTCCTATCATAAAATAGAAGATCATTAGGAATTATATGCGGATCATGTTTTGTCACTGTTTGGAATACAATATATTTTCCCATGCGCTATCCTAACACAACTTTAACCCCAAGTCAACAACAAAAGTGACATGTGAGGTCCATATTTTATAACAACTTCTTTTTTTGAGGTCATAGAATTTCTATGGAATGTAGAACGAACGTACCAAATACTGTGCCAACCATGGCTTCGTCCAATAGTAGTCTTACACCATTTTGTTATTGCAACAAGCTCGTCGTGATTACAGGGCAAGAACACTCGAACCGTACATCCATCTACAGTGTCTAACCTGTTTTCCACAAAATTACAACCACGTTAATATGAACAACGCACGATGTTGTTTGCGATCAAACCAAAAAAGGTATTGTGAATTATCAAGCTCGTGTACGAAATCTTCCCAATAGCCGTCAAAGTAGTCTATATATCCTTCTAAAGCCTCAACCAGAATGTTACCTCCCCGAGGCTCGTCAAACTGATCTCTACACCATTCTTTCATAAGGTGCAGCTTATCCATCTTTTCAGGAGGAATTTCTACACAATGATTTAACACCCAGCAAATTAGGTCAGGACGAGGATATCTGGTAAATTGGGTTGGAGTGTATTTCATAGTTTAGGTTCAATTTTTTGTTTGTAGGTCACTTTATGTTTGCGATAATGCAGCCAATATCGTACCCTACTGTATAAATTTACAAGCTGTTTACATGCTGTCCACGCTATACCTGTAGCTAATCCGGCAACAGGTATTAAACACAACAGAGATAAAAATTTATAGTCAACCATGACTAGATTTTTTCACCAGGTTCCCAACCACGAAACCGCATAAACACAGGAAATCGCATGCTGTATAAATTGTTACTAGCTTGATTAAGGGTAAGTGCGTCGCATTTGATCTCACCAATTCGACCTTTGATTGTGGTTCTATTTTGCCAAATAGCGTCCCTCAACTCGTCGCTGTATCCGCTGCCGACGCTGGTTTGAATGTGTTTGCCGTTGTCTACTCCTGCAAAAACACATGCGCCCATGGTGTGTTCATATTTGCTACCAGGCGTGCCAGCTACTACATCAACCAATTCCAGATCGATTGTGACAAAAGGCTTAATTTTCAACCAAGCGTCGGTACGTGTAGTCTCATAAGATGCAGCAGGGTCTTTGATCATAATTCCCTCATATCCAGCTGCTACAGTATCTCTGTTAAATTCGGCAAATGTTGCTTGACCTTCAGCAGTATCCAAATTTACCCAAAGCTTTGGTACAACATAAACACTACCATTGGAAATTTCATTCAATAGAGGTTGAAATTCAACCAATGCTGCATGACGTTGTGTTTGAGTTAGTGTGCATTCGCCGGCTTGAAAGTCATCTAATGGCAAACAGTCAAATAATGCCAGCTTAGCATCGGTTGTATCAACGTCATCTTTGCGATTGAGCTGTGACATCAAAGCTTGAAAACTACGGCTTACCATCTCACCGTCAAATACCATACTGGTAGTAATGGTAGGCAATAGTTTTGCCAGCTGCGATGCAATGTGTGGAAAATTTTCATTTAGATGACCGTCACGACTATATTGCGTAACAGTATTTTTATTTTTATCTAGAATGCTGATGATTCGACAATTATGAACTAGAACATTATTAGCAAAAAAATTACTAACATTTTCAACTTCTAAATCATAACGATCAAACTGCTCAGTAATTTCTTCGATCGCCGTAATTGTAACAAACGTCATAATATTTTCCTCAATACGAGTTAGTTAGGTTGACGGTATTGTATATTAATTCTTTAACTTTGTCAAAGCTTTTTTTAATGTCAATTTCCCATATCGTGATAACTGTCACATTAAATGATTCTATATGCTCCTGTCGCAACTTATCATTTTCCCAAATTTCTTGGGCAGTAGTAGGACCAATATGTAATTGAATGATATCACTTGGATAATATACTCTCGAGTCAGCATGCCAGTAGGTACCAAATATTTCTATCACAATTCTATATTGTTGCATCCATATATCAACTATAGGGGAATATATTCTGTTATTTTTACTACGCTTTTTAGGAAATAAATTGGGAATTTCGTTTTCGTGTAAAATACCTTGATCAAGTAACCAGTTTGACAACTTTTGATGCGGTTTTGTTAACATATGCTTGTCTGTAGACCGAGGTAGGTACCGAGCGTTAGAAACACCATATTTTTCCAAAAGAGTTGTTATTATTTTGTCTTTTATTTCTGCCCTTTGAAAAGGATTGTCAACCCCATGCCTATCTTGATTGGTTGATACCTTTTTTTCTTTTATTGAAGTTGATTTAGAAACATTATCAACTCCGTACCTTTGTTCTACAGTTGATTTATATTGTTCTCGTGTTGATAATAAGTTTGCAGATTCTTTAATACTCATAGTGGTAATTCCATTTATTCTGCACCAATCTCGTAAATGTGCTCCACTAATTTTAATTCCAGCCCATTCTTCGCTTGTTTGTTCCATTCTATAGATTGGCATTTTTTCAACTATCAACATTTGTCTTAACAGGCTTTCAAAAGGCTCTAATCGTGCCTGACTTTTCATAGTTCTACAATAATGCCTATTACTAATATTTGTTTTTTTACAAAATTTACAATACGACATAAAAATACCTGCCAAGTTTATTATACCGTATTTATCACAGACTATAAACTTGATGGTGTATTACTTTATTTTTCCAGCAATTTATCACCAACTTTTAGTAAATCAACCCTTCGCCAACATTTAATATTTGGTAACCATACCCTATGATTACCAGTTAATGGCGGCAATAGTTTACCATTTTCTAATGTAATGCGATACCATTTAATTGTGTCATCATTAATATCCTTGGCATTTTTGGCCCAGTTTGTTATAGTATTAAACTCAATTTTACCAGTTAAGGTATTAAAGGATTTAATTTTACCAGATATTTTATTATCAACAACTTCAGCGATGGATATTGTTTGTCCATCATCAAATTCAATTTCCCATTGTGCCGATAAACATCCGTCTAGCTTCATATCAAGAAATTTTGGTCCAGTCATTTTTTTGGGAAAGTCTTCACCATTTTTTGCAAGCTGACAAGAAAAAACAGGAATGATGTATTTGCGAGCGTCATCACCATTTTTTTCCAAAACTTTGTTGATGGTGATTTTTGTAACGCCACATTTTAAATTTTTCAGTAATATACGACGATAAAATCCGTTCCAATGATAAACAGACGCAGCATCTGCTGCTGCGCGTAAAACATCGCGTGCAGTGTTTCCTGTAAATTGCCGTGTTTCAAGTTTGTGTGCGAGATCAGTAAATTTCTGCCAGGTTAATGATGGAACAAAGTCGGGGTCCTCGTCATCCTCTATCAGAGGTACTTTCTTAACTCCGTATGTGCGAAGTGAGTCTAGTGCCATGAGCGATCCCTGGAAGAACTCAATAATTTTGAGATCCCATGCAGATTGAATGATACGCTCTTTATCTAAACGGCTTGTTGTGGCTTCAAGAGCTAACACAACATCTGCAGCTGATTGCATTTGGGTATCTCCTTATTTGTGAGTGAACTATAACATAACAACTATATATGTCAACAGCTAAGAGACTAACTTTGCGGTTGGTTGGGTCCATAGACCATATCTCCCCCGCCGAAGCGAAGGAAAATGTTTTGCGAAAAACCCTGCGTACAGGCAGTTTCCACAGATCGGTTTTCATGCTTGATAGTTGTCTATCGCTGGCGGTTGCCCGGTACCAGCATCACATGCACATCTTGAACAGTTGTTCAGCAGCGGAAAGCATACAAGGGAACCAATCAACCTTGTATGTTCTTGATCGTTATCAATGGTAGATAGAGCGATCCGTTATTAACCCATGCATAACATGGCGCGAGAATTTATCAACCTATTCCTGATCTTGGTTGTTGTATTCCGGGTTCGGGCTGGAGATATTTTCACCACGAGGACAGCCGATACTTCCCGGTCGAGCGAGTGATGCGCTCATTTGTTTGGGTTCCTGATGCGCCAGCATCCCTTCCCCACGCAGATTCCATTTACTGCGATATCTTATCACTTTAAGGTCTAATACAATCCAATAAACATTATATGATCGCAAATCAAAACAGTAGCCTGATGCAATAGCATCCCTTCCGCAAGTGGTTACCAACTACCACCATCTCAGTTCATCTTATAAGTAGAGTGAATAATATTGTGCCTGTGATGGGTATAGCAATAAAGCATTATGTGGTGGGATATTGACTCCCACCACATAATTATTAAGGTTTCCAACCTGGGGGTGTAGCACACCCTGTTGAAAACGCTGAGCTACTATATGCGGGGAATGGATCAGCTTTATACTGAACATCGTGTTTTTTATGTAGTTTTATGCCCATCTTTTCTAAATTCTTTGCAGTATTATAATAGATGACCATGATTGCGTCTGGTTGAGTTGGATTATTGCGCCTAAATTGAGTAGTTACGGTTTCCCAATCTGTAGCTTTACCAAAACCAGTGCCAACTTCTTGGCTTACATAATTTAGGTTAGCTACTTGTCTGTAGTTTAGTTCTGGAGTGTTTAGTGTTTGTTGCAAGTTTCCTGTATTTGCTGTTGCAGCCTGTACTGCCGCAGCGCGTATGGCAGTGTTGTTTGCAACACTGCTATACACCCAAGATGCTGATACTCCTGGATGTCCGTTGTGCGGAAATACCGTAGCGACATCGGAAAACACACTTGGTATCTCCTGATATTCTTGAAACACCATAGCTCCGATAACACCTGTATTGGTAGTAGAGCCACCTATACTGTTTACATAGCTATCCCTGCTACGGCTGAAGTAAAACTCAGCAGCCTGATTGTTGTTGAGTTTCCAACCCGGTACTGAAATTGTTTGACCGCTAGCTATTACGTAGCCTTGGCTGTTCAACCCTGCCGGTTTGCCTTCAAGTACATCTAAACCATCGACACTAAGAATAAACAACGCACGTTGATGAGATCTATTAGTTAAATCAATTGTGTAATTATTACCTTCACGACCTTCAATCCAAATAGAACCGTTGTGATAATATTCGTCGGCGGGTCTGCGTCCTAGTGGGCGTATTAACAGTTCGTATTGTTTAGCTGAATCAAACATGATGATTATTCCTTCATGCTCTTAAGTTCGCTGGGTGTGTAAAGTCCAACGGAATACAACTCTGCAGTACTAGCACCTGCAGTTTTTGCCGAACGCATACGAACTGTACTTGCACTAACTGCAACCATAGTTTCATGCATGTTGCCGGTATTGTAGTTAACACTGTTGCTGTTATTCATGCCAAAGGTGCTTCCAACTGAAAATGCATCTATGTTTGCCCCTAAGAATGTAAATGTCCAATCAGCCTTTTCTGCTGCTGCAACCATCTCTTTGATTTGACTACGGTTGTATTGATTTGAAGCATTTTCCTCCCCGTCTGTCATGATAGTAATGATTACACCGGGTCTGTCTTTCTTCCTACTTTGAGATAGTACAGAGTTAACACTTTCAATTGCATTACCGATTGCATCAAGAAGATTTGTACCGCCGCTTGGTCTATAGTTACTCTTATCTAACAGAGGAACTTCGTTTAGTGGACGATTATTGAAAACTGTTTTAATATGCGGGCTATCAAACTTAATAAGGCTTAAGTAGCCTAGTCCTGCATTACTTTCAGCCTTGCGCTGACCATGTACAAATTCATTAAAGCCGGCAATGGTTGAATCCTGGCAGGTCAACATACTGCCACTTTCGTCTAGCACAATGGTAATTAGTGTACCATTTTTTCCTGCTTTTTTAAACTTGTATGATTTTTGTTTAGAATTTGATACCTGGGCTGCTACTGTTGCATTAGTTGCTACGCCAGGGAACGGATTTGGTAGATTCATGTTTGCTCTCCGAGGACTTTCCTGCCGAGATTCACCTCTCGGTCTTTCTGCCTCATATATCGTCAGCATGATTGCCGACAACACACTATATATCTAAGATATGTTCAACTTGCAATAACTATTTTTGTGAATCACAAGATTTTAGTTGCCAAATGCTATATAACCGATCTGTAGTTACAGCTACGGAACCGATACCCACCGCAACTACGTCGGCAATTTTGGAAAAAAATCAATCGTAGTGTTGGTTGCTTAGTTATTTTATATGTTCGATTTTTATTAATCGTATGCAACCCTACTCGTTAATTTTTAAATAGTAGGAAATAATATATTTGTCATGTATTCATCGGCACCGTTTGGACCTAAAATGTTAGTTAAGGCTCGACGTGTGTGTTCGTTACGACGTTGTTGTATACAATAATTATTTTGTGCGGCAATTATTTCGTTTGAATTACCTATGTCCCCTAACGTTGGAAGATAATAATTCAACACTCGCACAGCTTCGTTACCAACTGTGTCCATTTCTTCTGGAGACGGACGGCATGCAAGCCAATGTTGCGAAAATATTTCACCCCATTCTGGCCGTTCTCTAATTCTACCTATGACTATCTTAGTAAACGGTTTAGTAGGGGTTACAGTTGGGCTTAAATCCATAAAAACCCCTGTAATTTTATTTTCGCCTGCTACAACATCAAATCCGTATATAGGTGCAGGATCGGTATGATGTGGAAAAACGCAGCAATGTATTGCTGCAAATTTTGGTTGTTTGAAAATTTGAACATGGCCTAATCGAAACTTTGAACTGCGATACTGAAAGTTTTCCCAACCATAATCGTGTGTTGGCAACAGATGTGACTCAAACTGTGATTGTAAAATACAATTTAAGCGTCTTGCAATTTCATCTACTTTATCAATGCAATTCATATAATTCCTGATATATTTTAATTATGTATCTAAATGCTATTCTTGCTTCATCTAGTTCTTGCTGATCTATGTAACATAAAAGTTGTTGACGTATATAGTCGACACATTCTTTAACGTTTACAAATTGCAAGTGATTTGTTGGCAACGTGAGTTTTTTAGCTATAATCTGACCGCCATACAGATATCCAAGATAAAAACAATACACTGCTCCTTTTAGTTGACCGCTAATGCATGGCTGAAACATACTATTAATATAGTCAACATATTCTATTGTGGCCGGCATTGCGCGTACTTGCCCGCCAACACACTCACTTAAATCTTGTGCAAATTTATGACGACGACATATACGATGATCTAAATTTTTAAGTTGACGTTCTATAGCATCTGTTATCAACCATAACTGATAACATAAATTTCTATAGATATTGGGATCAATATTACCTGATATCAAATCTTTGGCCAATTGAGTAGTTTCGGCGATATCATGTAAATCTTTAACTGCTAAGCGCAAATCTTGTTGTGTAAACGATGTCATGCACAATTTTAGCTTCTTTTTGCAGTTAAACTCAATTTCATTTCGCTTAAAACTTCTAACAAACTTATCATTCTATGATATTCTGCTCGCTGATAGCGTTCTGCGAGCGTATCCCAGTCTTTACACATTGGACTAACTTTTGCCCGACTGTTGAAATTTTGTCCAAAACGCCACCCTTCATTTATTTTTCTGTTTAACCAACTAGCATGATTGCGCTTAGCTGCTTCTAGTGCAATTACTTTAAGTACATCTTCTTTAACTATTTCTTGCTTGTTGTCGTTTTGTGGATGTTGGCTCCAGGTAATTTCAAAATCAACTTCGGGTATCACAACATTTGCCTGTTGCGCTATCTTGTTTGCTTCTTCGCCTTCCAAATCTCTGCAAAGCACTGCACAATATCGATGTGTACCGTTGATTTTTCTATAGTAAAATCTTCTCGGTTTGTTGTTTGGTGTGAGTTCGGTTGCAGACAAGATACCAGGCGGTCCGCCATTAGTTACGGACTTGAACCAGTTTACAATACTTTGCTTGTCAAGCTCTTTATCGGTGCTGAGACATATATAAGGATGGTTGAACATACACTATTTAGTGAAAATTAATTAGATCGAACACCTGATACAACTCTAGGCCACACAGCTCCGGATGTTGGCCTAAATCCAAAATTGTTTACAGGATATACTGCTCCAATATTAACAAGTCTAAATATATTAGAACCAATTGGCACACCTAGTCCTGTTACAGCATCCCATCCGTTGGTTGCTGTATATCCTGATACACTGCCATATGCATTGTTTCCCGACGTCACGTCATAAAACGCACTAGTATTTGCATAAAATAATGTATTAGCCATCCCTATACGCCGACCTGTAAGTTGAATAAGTTGTGCAATCAGTCCTGCAATTAGCGGCGCAGCAGCACTTGTGCCACCATATTGACTGTATGTGTTTTGCGATCCCCAATAAAACTGATAACCAGTGTTTGGATCTGCGTTAGCAGACACATCTGGAACTCCGCGTACAGCAAGAGACGACGATGTAAGTGACGGATAGGTTTTTATAGATAACCCAGTTTGATATGATGGCAGTGAAAATACAGTACTAACGCCACCTCCAGAACCAGACCATGCAACTTCATTTAATCGCATGCTGCTAGATAATGTTAGTGTGGTGCCGCCGACTCCGACAACATAGTAACTAGAAGCTGGATATAACACCTGTTTAGTATTGCTGTTAGCGTAAGAGGACCCTTGGTCTCCGGAAGAGACACAAATGGTTATTCCTAATATTACAGCCTGCGCAAACACTGCTTCTACTGCTGCTATTGCAGAACTGCTCCATTCAGTCTCGCCGCCTGCCCAGCTAATGGAAAGCACACTTGGAGAATTAACCTTGTCATGTATAGCAGTATTAATTGGATCTTCGAAAATTGTATTTGGTGCAAAATAAATTGCCAGTTTTGCATTTGGAACAACTCCACCGCAGACATAAATGTCTAGCATAACTTCTGGCGATGCACTGCTATCTGTTGGGTTATTTGTTGCACCGTTTACATCTATATCTACTGTTTTAGGATTTGACAAGCCTATTCTTCCAAAACTAGATGTTAAATTTTGGGTAGTATATCCGCCTCCATATTCAATAATACCTACACATACACCATATCCGTTGCTGAGGGGGAAATTATATGCAGTGGCAACTTGTAACGGTGTTAACGCAGATTGTATATTTGCACTTGTATTGGCTGAAATTGCATGATGTGAAATTTTTGCAGAATTATGTAATCCTCGTATATATTCGATTATACCTTCTAGCTCTGCTGGAATATATAAAACTCCGTTGTAGCCTGTAAAAACGTGGTTAGGTGTTTGTATAGTTTGTAAATTTGTTTTAAAAGTATTATTAAAATTTTCAGCTGTGCCTGAAATTTTAATAGTTGCTGCTGCTGGTGCAACGTCAATTACAGTAAGACCGACTTGGTTAACAAATTCTGTTACAAGATTTATATCGGAAGATGTTGAACTGTAATTTTTTTCAAAGTCTGCATACGAGAGATGATCGGTTATCCGACCATTTGCTATTTGGTTTGCATATCCTATCATGGATAGACCGTTGTATATTGGTCGCCTAACCATGATATTTGCAGTAACTATTGAACTCCCATCTAACGGGCTAATAGCTATTGCATCTTTTGGAAAAGATTCCATTGTAGTTGTTAACTGAATGCAAGATAACAAATTCATGTTATGACTCTGTTTGCACAAGAGTTAATGTAATTGTAATAGCAGCATTCACATTTGATGTGTTAACAACTTTCATTTGTATTGCAGTATTAATTGTGGTGTTGTTATTCCACCCGCCTACATACGGAGTGAATACTACTTTGTCAGCTCCCGTTGTAATTGCTTCGGCAATTACCCCGCTACCTGGTGCAGGATCAACATTTATCGGTCTAGACAAATCTGCTGATTGTGACACTGCGCTGCTATATATTGTTACCCATGCAGCCGACGATGTTTGTATAGACAGCAAGTTGTACGAATGAAACCCATTTACTGACACCAAGCTGCTTGCATTAGGAGCCAATGTAGCAGTTGTTACAGATTGGGATGTTCTTGATGCCAACGTGCCGGCACTAGCTGTACCTGCAGGACCTGTTGGCCCTGTATTAGCAGCAGTTCCTGGTACGCCTGCAGGACCAGTAGGTCCTGGTTGTCCCGCTGGTCCGGTATACCCTGTTACCCCTGCATTACCTTGCGAACCTGCACTCCCAGTTGGTCCGGTTACAGAGCGTCCTGTTGGACCTGATGGTCCTTGAATTCCGGTAGGTCCGGTATAACCAACATTACCTTGCGATCCTACATGCCCTGTTGGACCTGTTGGCCCTGTTGTAATTGTAGTCATAATAGTTCTCCTTTCACTTACAATGCTGTAAATGCAAATGTTAGCTGTATTTTGGGTGCATCGTCACCTATACTGTAGTTACTACTACCCCAGCATTGCACTGAATTTCCGTAAGATGTAGCAAGTAAGCGAAACTGGGTTGCGTTATATACAATTGGATATACCTGGCCTCCTATATTGCCATTTGTCAATATTCCAGCAGCACCTGGGATTATATACGGTGCTAAGTTCCATGTGTTTGTTTGTATATTACCTGTGTATATGCTTTGCGATGCCAGTGTTGTGTCAAACTGCAAGCTGTTAGGCAGTGTTATAACATAGTCGCCATTCCCTGCAGCACCACTCCCTGCTGTTTGCATATATGTAACAATTATTTGCCATTGTTTTGTGCCAACTTGCCGGTAGCTTATGTTGTCAGCTGCTACTGTGCCTTTTGTTGGTGCAGTAACAGTGGCTGCAATTGTGATCGATCCTGCACTTGTCCACGCAGGTATTGCAGGTCCAGTTGGTCCAGTTGCCCCTGTAGGCGACCCTAACGGTCCGGTTGGACCAGGAGGCCCAGTAGGACCACCGAGTGGTCCGGTTGGACCAGTTACTCCTTGTAAACCTATCGGCCCTGTTACAGGAGCTCCTGTAAGAAACGTTGTAACATCAATTGTAGAGTTAGCTAATGGCGCAACTACAAATGATATTTGAGATCCTACAATAGTATAATTAACGTTTATCGTTTGTATCAAGCCGTCGACATTTACTAACGCATTGTTAGGACTCTGTGGTATTACACTTAACGTAAAATTAACAGTAACTCCGTTACCAGTAAACGAATCGACGACTAACGAAGTTAGTAATACTCCTGGTACACCCTGTGGTCCTGTTGGTCCAGATGGGCCTGTTGCTCCTGTGTAATTTAACAACCAACCTTGCTGGGCGGCCGACCAGGTCCATGATCTAGGACCTATACTATAAACTTCACCGTCATACGGGCTTGGAGGAAATGCTGACATGATCTTATATTTATGGTATCATATTGTTGGTACATACGTGATAAATACAGTTACTATATAACTAAGGAAACATCACATGAAAAAATACATCATTGCAGCATTAATACTGACAGTTGTATCAACACCATTGTTAGCTGCGCCGCAGGCTCCGGCCCAACCAATTGCTGCTTGTCAGGCACAAGCTCCATACGGATTTCCACAAAGCGCACATCCGGGAATACCGCTATGCCATCATGCATATGCTACATTTGTAGATCCTGTTGCAAAGATTCCGGAATGGGTTGTATACACACTCACATCGACACACGCATTAGGATGTTTACCACGTACAAATGCGTTTGCTGCTGATCAAAGTTTTGCTGGTAGTGCAACTCCGCAAGATTATGCCGGTACTGGGTTTGACAAAGGACATATTGCTCCTGATGGCGACATGAGTTTTGATAATCAAGCTGAAAATGAAAGCTTTTTAATGACCAACATGAGTCCTCAAGCTCCTGCATTTAATCGTGGTATATGGAAGTTGCTGGAAACATCTGTTCGTGGATGGGCAGTACAAACTGGTCATACGTTTACTGTGTATGCTGGGGACATATATGGCGCCGGAGACAAGACAATAGGCAACGGTGTAGTAGTTCCGCACGCTATGTTTAAAATAGTCATAGACGACACTACTAAACAAGTTGCAGGCTGGGTATTTCCACACGTTGCCCCTTACCCAAATCTCGGAAACGACCTAACAAAGTTTCGTGTAGCAGTTGCTAATATTGAACAAGCCGCTGGTATTAAGTTTGGATTTCCTGCAGGTGCAAGTGAACTTGCAGCAGGTCAAGAATGGAAAGTAGATTTTGGAGCGTTAACTGCGGCAAAAAGACAAAAATGTGGAGCTAATGCAGCGGTAGACTAATATTATTACAATGCCAGCAAGTGCAATACACTTGTTGGCATTTTTTTTTTTGACATTGTGCGTAAACAAGGAACTATATCAATGACAACATATTCTTTCTATCCGCCAGATATTGGAACTGTTACAACTCTCGATTCGGTTGATAGTTCATCACAACATATAACAATCAGTTTAAATGCAAACATTGTTGACGATTTGAGATGGATTAACTATTATAGAGCTAAGATTGATCGCGAAAATACGATGCGCGAAACTAACCCGGCGTTAAAAAATACATGGGATTCTTATCAAACAATGTTAGCAATAGTTATGGATGACGTGTGATAAAAACTTTATGCGCAATGCGTGGAAAGCGACTTGGGGATTGTGATTTTAAATCGCAAGAGATAAAAATAATGAAAAAAAATGACAATGAAGTGTCAATTAGCACAAGCCTGAGGGCGGCGATAAATGTTGGCTTTGCAAATACCTTTAGTATGTTTTGCCGCCCTATTCATGCGGCAAAAACGATCATCGGTTTAGAGAAAGACAAAAGCATTATGGTGATGATAAGAGATGAAGAACGTCGTATAATGAAAAATAAAATTAAAATTTGACGTTATTTCAAAATAAAATTTTCGTACCTTGGAATTTCCCACACTCAAGTTGAACGGCGAAAAAAACTTTATGATATAAATAACTGCATGTTCGGAAAGATTGCAATTATACAGTTTTTTCTCATGCTTGCTATGGCAGGCGCCGGCGTCGCATATTTTCACTACACGGAAGGCGTTATAAACGGATTGCACGAAGACAATGCTAAACTTCAAGTAGCTGTGTCAACACAACAAGCAACTATAGAAGCACAACAAAAAGCAGCCAAAGCACAAGCAGAACAGACAGTAGTTTTGCAACAAACCATTGATGATGCAGAAGCACAACGTAGAGAGCTTGCAGACAAGCTGCGCAACAAAGATATAGCTGCTATGGCACGAGCAAACAGTGTTGAGTTAGAACAACGTATAAATCGCGCTACAGCGCAAGCATTTAGTGAAATAACAAAATTAACAACTCCGCAAGATAGACCAACACCTGCTGTTGCTACAAACACAAACACAAACACAAACACAACCGCAGCATCTGCACCATCTAACCCGGCTGTAACAACACCAATCCCAACAACTAGTAACACACTTAAGCCGTCTAATTATCAGCCGCCTCCTAAGCCACCTGCTTCTAGTAAAGGTGTAACTCCGTGATTAAGAATATCGTATGCTTGTTTGCTGTGTGTGCACTACTAGCTGGATGCGGCAGTGGAACAAGTACCATCAATGTTATGGCTAAACCAATTGATATTGATATTGCACGCACTGCTGACCCTCGTGCAGTTGAGATGCATACTATAACTTTCAAAGTTATAAACAAAGACAACATAGATAGCTTTATACAAACATTGTCAAAAGCTCAAGGAAACTTCGAATCCGGTTTTTATAGCAATTACAACAAAGGATTACGAAAATTTAAGCTTGAATTTAGCCGACCTACGCAGATACATTGAAGATCAACGAGCTGTTATTATCTATTACCGTAACCTAACAACACACAACAACAGTGTTACATCTACTAATACAGCAAATTAACAGAGCATAATTATTCTGCAATCAGCTGTTAGTGACTCAGCTCAAGCGGTATTAACATCTTACGATTCACACACGAGCCGCACGTTTTATTTGATGCAAGACATTGATTTGTTGATTCAATATCCAAGGTCTCTACCAACACCGGGTCATGCGCGTTGCGCAAATGACCAATGCGGTAAATACCTTGGCATATAATTATTTACTGGAGAACACAGCATGTCTCAAACTATTAGCAATCTGCCCGATGACGACGAACCTTTACCACGCCGTCGGCCTGCCATTGATGAGGTGCATGCGTCCCATGCTGCTGCTGGAGAATATCTGGCACCGTTGGGACCTCCGCTAACATCAACATCGTCGACACTAGGTAACGGGTTGCCACTACCCCCTGCAACTGGAATACAACAGTCAACAATGGGTAGCAGTGTTCCGGCTGCATCTGGGTCTGTACAAATGCCTCAGCCAATGGCAGGCGTTGGAATTCCACAACCAATGACCGGCATGGGTGCACCAATGACGCCAATGACCGGCATGGGTGCACCAATGACGCCAATG